GAGTGGCCTCAAGACCACTAAACGTATTGTCATCAATCATTTTTTTTATGTTTCTGGTTGACATGCTGTATGCCATGTCGTTCAAATCTTTCTCTTTCAAATCACTCGGCCAAATACAAACATCTCTACCCAATTCTATAAGGCGTTCAACATAGTCACACACCTGTTTGTTGCGGGGTTCGTTATCCATAATCCATGTCATTTCACTGTTAGCAAGTCTTGCTGGTATATGCTTCAGCGCACCAGCACCAACAATCGCCACGCAGTTCTGTAGAAAATAAGAATCAATTGGGCCCTCAACAACATATACCCGCTCTTTTGTATTTGTTCTCCACATACCATACCAAAGTCGGTCAATACTTTTATCGCCCTTGACCGTGAGATATTTCAGGGTGTAGCGAGCATTATTTTCGTCTGCCATATTCAATGCTCTGCCCTGCGCACCAACAACAACACCATGACTATTGAAGAAAGGTATAACTAACCTATCTTCTTTTCCGACTGGCAGGCAGTCTGAGTCAAGACTTTGCATAAAGGAACCAAAGTCATCTGTGTGATACAAATATTTCCAGTATTGCTTAGGAATTATTCTGAGGTTAGCGAATTTGACAGCGGGATGTGATTCATGAAGTTTAGTTAAACATGTCAAAGAATCTAACAAAGAATCCTTTGGTTTGAACTTTGGTTTTGAATCTTTAAATCTAAACAATTCGTCATCCTTTGGTTTCTTGTAATTAGCATATCCACCATCACCAGATTTATATCGTTCCATCGAATACTCTTTCATAAGAGTTGGATCGACTTCCTTTAAGAAATTATATAGGGTACTACCATAGCCACAATTATGACATTTATAATAATATCCACCTTTTTTCTCATAAAAATAACCACGCGATTTGGCTCTGTTCTTTTGCGAATCGCCGCAAATCGGACACCTACAATTTGCTAGATTTTGCTTCTTCCAGGCAAACCTATCTAACCTAGCAGAAACAATATTTATATATTTTTTATCAATAAAGGAACTCATGTAAACGACCACTCATTAAATTTCTGCTTATCGTCCTTAAACTTTTCATCAAAAGTCTTGGGTCCAAAACCGTTTCCGTGATCTTCCTTTTCTACCTGATTTGATTGACTCAAGCCAGATTGCTCGCCTCTCTCGACATTGAATAACTTCATCTTCGCTCTATTCATACCAATAATAAACTTCTTATTACTGAAAGAATCATTATACCTGTTCTTCAACTGCTTTACAAGTATTTGTCCCAACTCTTCCAATTCTTCTGTAGAAATTAAAGCAAACATAAAGTCTGCTGTAGCAGGCAAACCAAAAGATTCCGAAGTGTCCTCCAAACTTACATCAGTGTTTGAATAACCGGAACGATTTGTCTGGGTGGCAGAAAACAACGGGACATTATGCTCCACAGCAAGGCCCCGAAGTTCTTCTGCAATAGCCTTAATATAAAGATAACTATTCTGATTTGCTGCACCCTTCAATCGAGTGGACGAACAAATGTTTAAATAGTCAACGAATATCACATCAGGAATAAATTTCTTTTTCAATTTCAATTCTTTTAATAGAGCCTTGAAATGGTTTGCGTTTGCAGTTGCCGTTGGATATTCCTTAACAATCAACTGGCCTTTAATCTTCTGCTGTAGATTCGACATCTTCTGTCCATATATGACTTTAGGCAAATCATGAAGATCGTCCATTGTAATATTAAGTAAGTTTGCATCTATTCTTTCTGCAATTCTCTCTTCTGCCATCTCGCATGTTATATACAAAACATTTAAGTTCTGACTAAGACAATTTGCTGCGTGATGGCAGAGGAAGAGGGACTTACCGACACCAGTTCCCGCCATAACAATGTTCAATGTTTTGGGTGGTGTACCACCAGAAGTTATGGTGTTGAAGAAATCTATATCAAACGCTACCTTCTTTTCCTTGCGGTGATAAAAATCATACCTATCTTCCGCATCCCCAAGATAATCGTGACCAATATTTACATCAAAACAAACTGAAAGGGCTTCGGACAAAATTTCCGGTAAAACATTTACAGTCTTATCCTTTTCCTTTCCCTCAATAATATGAATAGATTCAAGAATTGCGTTATGAATGGCACGATCTTTACAGAAATCTTCTGTTGCTTCAACCAACCAATCGTCGTTTACTTCTCTCTCGACATATAACTGATCGATCAATGCTATTGAATTTGCATATTCTTCCTCAGTCAGATTAGACTGCTCCTCGTACATAACACTCATCGCCTCTTTGGAAGGAAGTGCGTTGTACTTGATTATAAAGGACTGGATATTTTCGAACATCGACTTAGATTCGCGTGTTCGAAAATACTCACTCTTCATAAACGGGATGACATGTCTTGAATAATTATCATTTGTTACAAGACAACCAAGAATTATAGATTCAATATTATCCATTATCGATTCGTTCTGTTACCATTTTTTCCTTGAGTTCTAAAATTTTATTTTTTAATTCTTCGTCTGTTCCCTGTAAATTGTATTCTTCAAGATCAACATTTTTTACTAGGGGAGACAAATAATTCTCAACAACATCCAACGCAATCGCACCAAAGAAATCATAGAAGTCATCATCTTCTTTGATGTTGTTCGGGTTTTCTAAAATCTCATATGTGAACTGCATGTTCCCTTTAGTACTCTCCTCACCCACCGGAAACATCATAACATCCCCATAACGAATAACAAGATCCTTATAATTTCCCTTCATAATTTTTATCTTGATGTCTCCCTCGTCATTCTCAACAAACTCAATAATATCTTCAAGCACTTCCATATCTAAACTCCTTTTTACATGATTCATCAATTTTTGCAAGCATTTCTTCGTCGAAATAATTTTCGGGATCACTCAAAACTACCTTCTCATAAACCTTTTTACCATCAGGAAATTCGAAGCGGTTCGCAACGCGCTTTACAGCACCACACTTCTCTGCCATCTGCAAAAGACCATAATGTTTACTAAGACCTTCATCATAACGAAGACGGACATCGACCTCTTGGTTTTCCTTTGTAAGTCTGCTCTTGTGAGTCTTACAATGAATTATATTTCCAATGATGTCTGTGCCTTCTTTTTCTTTCTTCTTTGAAAGGTATATAATGGTTGAAGCGGCGTACTTCAAACCAGAACCCCCGCCCATTTCCTTCATGGGAAAGTATGAACCCACAACAGCATATGTGTGATTGGTCATAATAAGTGGGATATGTGCTTTGCCCAACTTCAAAGTAAGAACACGGAAAGTTGATTTCACAATCTGTGCCCGTGTCATGTCCCTTGTAGACTTACCTTCGGCAGTATCTACCATTTCCTTTTCTGTCGAAAGCATACCAAGGGAATCCAGAACCATAAGCATGGGCTTACGGTCGGCTTCAGGTGTTTCTAAATATTCATCAACAATTGTTATTGCTTGTCTTCTGAACTCCTCAACAGTAGCCACAGGCATAATAGCAATCCTAGTTGAATCCATGCTTCGTCCATTAATCATCTCGCTAGTTACGGCTTGTTCAGAATCGAAGTAGATAACCACTCCTTCACTATTATTTAGGAGAAATTGCTGACAAATTCCCAATGCAAAATAAGTTTTTCCTGTAGCACTTTCACCCGCAAGAGCGAGAATCTTATTATCGGGAACTCCGCCGTGAACAGTACCAGACAACAACGCATTAAACATATAGCATCCGGTGTCAATATAACCCGTAACATCACTTCCATCTACGCCTTCGGATACAACAGAAGCATATTCGTTACCAGTTTTTTTTAAAATTTTACCCAAGAATTCGCTCATGGCTATTCATCTCCTTTAATACCTTGTCTATATTATCGCATCTTTCGAACAGCCCGTCAAGATCTCTTGTCGAAGAATCCTTACTATTTAAACATTCATCTATGTGAGATTTCAGAACTGATCTGGTAAGAAGAAATTCTTCTACCACAATATTTTCTAATTCTTTATTCATACAAACATTCCTTCTAATGAAGCCCTCTCTTCGTGCTTCCAACCTATCTTTTCTAAAATTGTCTTAAGAGGTTCCAAAAATGACTTTGAGAATTGTGTATCATAATCAATATATTCACCAAGATTAAATTCTTTTGGTAGTGAATTGGGAAACGCTATAACCTGATCTGTTCCCCTCACGCCACCCATTGGATTTGGTTTCTTGAGGTGAAGAAATTTAATCTTATCGCCATCAATAATTTCCCTATACCTTCTGTTTAGTTTCAACTTCTTAATGTAATGGTTATATAGAAGAGAGCCCTTAACGGCGATGGGAGTTGCTTTCTGATATATCATATTACTATCGTGATATTTTTCCACATTGCTCACTCCACGGGGAAACGCAATATCCTCGGGGACCATGTTGTTAAACTTTGTTCTAAACTCCTTGACAAACCCCATTATGGTTTGTTCGTCGGTTGTCAGGATTAAATGAATAGCCTCCTTCAACGAATCACGAACCACCTGCGGAGTAGAACTTCTACTAGTTTCAACACCCATGATTTTCATCTTGGGCATATCATACCTCACGCCTTCTGAATCATGTACAAGAAGCATGTATCTTTTCTTAGCAGTCCATACTGCCTTTTCTGCTATGACTTCTCGTTCCATAATCATTTTATTTTGATATGCGTTCATCTTCTTAGCAAGTTTATCATACTTCTTTGTGATGAACGGGAGAATTATTTCTTCCGACGCTTTGTTGAGGAATTCAACCACCTTCTGTTTGGTTGCATCGGAAGGACATACTTTGTCAACCAGATTCCCAAGACGGAGATATACACTATCTGTATCAGAAGCAACCACATAATCATAATCCTTTGTGCCAACCGTTTCGTTTAAAAATTCGTTCAACGCTTCTTCAATCCATCGAATAGTCAACTGCCCCGAAAGAGTAATCGCTTCTGCCATGTCGGTGGAATAATATCTAAAGTATTGGTTACCCAACGCACCATAAGCAGAGTTGAGTTGAATCTTTCGGACCAATTGAAAGTTGTTATATTTCGCAATATCATTTTTACATTTTTCGTTTAATGCATGACGACCCAAATTTGGCATATTCATTTTTGGAATATCTTGCTGTAGTTTTTGCGCCTCGATCATCTTCTTCTTATACATTTTTCGCTCGGCGTACATCTTCTCCATAAGTTCTGGAAGAAAGCCTTGGAAATCTTTTGTAAAACACACACCGTTCGCTGCTATACAGAGATCTTTCTCTTTTGCTTCTTCAATGTGTTCTATTTTATCAACATGTAAAATATCGTCCACACTAACCAAACCTCTAGTACTACCATATCCCTCTCGCACAATGGTTTCTGGTGAAATGTTATATTGCATAATCAGGTGAGGGTACAAACTATTTAAGTCAAAAGATACAACCCAATCATGCATACCAACAACAGGATCTTTCACATATGCACCAGCATATTGTTGATTCTTCTTTCCTAACTTCTTTGGTGGAATTACAATCTTCCTAGAAGTTAAGTAGTGATAGATGATAGCATCCCAAGTTCGTGTCTGAGAAAACACATCGTTGTAATTGACCTTTGCCGAATAAGAAAGAGCGGTCGCCAATTCTATAAGTTTAAGTTTACTTTCCAACCTCTCGACAAGAATAACATCAAGATAATTGTATTCCATAAACTTAGCAAAATCTTTCTTATAGAATTCTGCAATACTATCGAACTCACCATAATCTAGTTTTCTCTCACCCAATTCAATATGAGCAATATGATCGAGTCTGTATGATTCTTGATTCTTGTATGTGAATGTTCGATATAGTTCATAGTAATCTAGAATAGAAATACCGACCATCTCGTATGCAGTTTTATCGACACCATACTTAGTGATTTTTCTCTCCTTGATGAAGTTCCAAGGAGACATCTTCTTAGCATAAGACCCACCAAATAATTTCTTTATGCGATTAATGATATAAGGAATATCAAAGAATCTAACATTCCAACCAGTAACAATATCAGGATCAACATTTCGCCAAAGTTCTACGAAATCTTTCATAAGATCTTCTTCGGAAGTATAGGGCATATTCTCTACATTTGGTTTATCAATGTGGAAATCACCAAGACCTAGACAGTAGACTTTATCCCCCACCTTCAGTGTTATCGCATTAATTTGTTCTTCTGGATCATCTATATCTGGAAACCCATTCTCGCATGTAGTTTCAATGTCAATATAAGCAATCTTCAGATCTTCAAACTCATACGAAACATGTTCATCTGGAAACCACTCCCCTATAAACTGATACACATATTCAGTTGAACCCAAGACGTTGAAGTTATCCACATCCGCATATCTCTTAACGAAATCACGACAATCCCGAATACCACCCGGCTGAATCGGTTTGACCTTCTCACCGAACAGCGTTCGATATTCGGACTCTTCTTCTGTCTCTAGAAAAAGAGTTGGTCTATATGGAATAGACTTCTGAACTCTTTTGCCATTCTCATAACCACGAAACAAAATGTTATCACCAGTCAATGCTACATTACTATAGAATTCATGCGAAGAAGTTTTCAAGTGCTGCCTCCTTGGAAAGTCTGTCTTCTGATAGTTTAGCATATTCTGGGTTCAATTCAATACCAATATAGTTTCTATTCTTTTGACACGCGACAACACCTGTCGTTGCTGCACCACTGAATGGATCTATAACCGTACCATCAACTGGACATCCAGCGAGAACACACGGCTCAATTAATTCTGTTGGGTAAGTTGCAAAGTGCGCACCGGGATATGACTTGACGGGAACACTCCACACATCTCTTTTGTTTGCTTTGGTGTATTCCTTATCGAAACCAGCATGTGCTTGAAGACCCGAACCATCTTCCCAATCTTGAGTTGTTCTCTTGTGTGGAGTTTGTCTGGTTCCCGATGGTTTGCTTTCAGTCTTAATAGATTCTGCATCGTAATAATATTTTTCATTTTTAGTGAGTAAGAAAATTTGTTCGTGCGCACGGGTCGGTCTATCTTTCACACTCTCTGGCATTGGGTTAGGTTTATGCCAGATGATTTCACTACGAAGATACCAACCATCTGCTTGCAAGGCAAATGCGACTCTCCAAGGAATACCAATCAAATCTTTTTGCTTTATTGTAAGGTGAGAATTTAACTTGGGTGTTTCTAAATCACCATACTTAATATCATCGTTCTTGGTTGCTGCCACTCCAGCAGGAGGAACAACTTTACCCCTATTTCCACGGGAGTATGTGTCGCCAATATTTAACCAAAGAGTTCCATCATCACGAAGGACTCTCTTCACACCACGAAAAACTTCAACCAAATTCTCTACAAATTCTTCAGGTGTTTCTTCTTGACCAATTTGTTCGTCGTTCTGATAATTTCTCAGAGCAAAGTATGGGGGGGAAGTAACACAGCAATGAATAGAATTCTCAGGGAGTTCATTTAGTTTTTCCAGACAATTTCCTACTCGTATTTCCCAAGTCATTTTCACTCTTGTCCTTTAAAAAACCACTAAACAATACCATGTAATTTATAATATCAACAACTGCATCGTGGTAACTTTCATTTTCTACTTTCAAGGAACCAGCAGTGGTAAAGGTTGATAGGCGAGAAAGTTTGTCACACACCCGAACAAGAAAACCTTGCTCTGTGCTACAAATACCCATTGACTCTGAGCGGGTAAAGTTTGCAAACGGTTCCTCTCCGCCTTCACCCGCATAGTCGTGGTTCTTCGCTTTCATTAATTCTCTTGCTTCAGAACAAATATCTATATGGTGTTGTAGAAGATCTTCACGATTCATGTTTTCTTAACTTTTCTTGTTGCTTTCTTCTTAGGCCAAGGACGAGGATCAGCAGTTTTACTTGTTAACTTCTCTTCTAGAAAAATTTTTCCCCACCCATCAGCGGCGTTGTTAATAAGTTCGCCAATATAAGTCTCATCTAACCAATGTTGTTTCTTTTTCATTTTGTAACTCCAGTGCTTCCGAAACCACCAACTCTACTGGTGGTTTGCTCAGGTTGTATTATAGTCTCTTCAAAAGAATAATCAAGTGTTTTTACCAACTCTCCTTGAGCAATTCGTTCTTTATGTCTAATACGAATTTCATCGGCACTAGCATTATAAAACATAACAAAAGTTTGATGATGGTAATCAGAATCGATTACGCCCTCTGCATTACCAAGCATCAACCCCTGCTTAAGAGAAACACTAGAACGGGGATGAATTCGAACAGAATGACCTTCAGGAATATCAAAAATTAACCCAGTGGGAACCAGTATTCGTTCTCCGGGGTAAACCGAAACGCCCATATAAAATCTACCACCCTCCTGTTCTGCCCACTGGAGAACTTCTCTTACTTCCTTTTTATTGTCCATTGTGTAGACAACAACTGTTGGTTTCGGGACACCATGAACATATCTTTTCTTATTGCCCAAGTATGAATAAATGTCGAAGCACGCAGAGCCTTCAGTTACGAACTCTGGTGCTTCGACATCATCACACATTTTAAAGTATGATAGTTTACTCATTCCACCGCGCTGATGAAGTCATAGACCGAAGTAGCGTGGTCAAAAACTTCATCCATAGTATGAAGTTCTGGGGCATCGCCCTGCTTCCCTGTCTGATTCCACATTTGGAATCGGTGCATAGATTCTTGCTGCTTAATCTGAAGACTCATCTCAAAACACCGAAGTCTTAATTGTCGTTCACCCATTACAAGAGCAAGATCTTCATTAAAATCCGTAGTCGTTTCCGTTGCTGTAGCCATAAACAATCACTCCTTTATAAAAATTGTTCTCAAGTATTATATATCAACAAACACAAATGTCAATCTAAGATACAGAAATTCTTTCAATTAATCCACTATGTTGCACTGCACCAATATCCTGTTTGCTTGCAAAGGTCAGACCAGAATATGTCGTGGGTGTAGCAGCACTCCTACAAGAGGCTCCACCGCCACTAACACCATTCAATCTAAAGTCTCCACTGGATGCATCCACAAACGGATCAGCAGTCAAATCTACATTATCAATGTCAGCAATATT